TTGCCATAAAATCACCCGATAGGAAAAGTGCTTCTTCTGCTTTTCGGCGGCGAACCAGGCCAGCGAGCCCGTTATTTGTCCACCTCTTGAACTGTTCTGCGGCGCCCTTGTAATCCCCGCTGTTAAGGAGCCTCAGCAGGGTGGACTCTTCAAAAGCATTGGTGCCACAGTTAAATGCGAACGACACAAGTGCGTCATAATGTCCCTGCGTTACGGAGACTTTCACCAACTCATTCACTGAGTCTTCAAACCTCGCCAAGTCTTTCTGTAGTAGTTTTTCGGCCTCGCTCTCGGTGATTACCATCCCTGGTTTAACGTGAGAACCCGTACTTCCGTACCCGATGGTTAAAACGTTGGCAGCGCAAAAGTATGAAGTTAACTTGAGCCCCTCAAACTCCTTGATGAGTTGAACTCCTTTCGAAGACAGTTTCATTTAAAGAAAGGCAGTTTTTTGAGTAAATCGAGAACTGGTTGGATTGCTTTGATCCCAGCCTCAACCCTACCTAAAGCAAGAATAATAAGGTCCAGTTTTTTCTCAAGTTGCTCCACACGTTTAGTAATCGGAGCTATCCCCTCTTCTATCTCTTTCGCCAAGAAGCTACTAAGGTCATCCGGCTGTGAAGCCAACTTGGCAAGGTCATTAAACTTCATAATAGGTAAAGTTTCGTTTAGTTAGCCGCTGCAAGTTTCGACGTGGCTGACTTAGCCACATCATGGATACTTACCTTAATAGTACGAGAGGCTGGCGGCTCTGGCAGAGGGATAATAAGAGTCAACATCCCCCACATGATATCCGCCTTGATTTTAGAAGTGTCTACGGTGGGGTTTACAGAAAGGGTTAACTCGCCCTTCCCGCACTGAACCAGGAGAGTGTTATTCTCTAAACTTACCTGAACAGTAGCGGGGTCAATACCCGGGATTTCTACTTTGATTTCAGTTGTTGTCTCCCCCTGGACGGATGTATGCACCAGAGTTGGGACATAAACTCCCTCTGACTGTCCAATCTTGGACTGAGACAGAAGTATATTTTTTGTGGCGACGCTTGACATATTCGGTTAGGTGTTTTAAGTGTTTTACCCTGGAGGGGTTGATGTGGGGGATCCCCCTTTGCACCGGCGACGTGTCTCTGCTGCTTTACGGGCCGCTTCTGATCTTACAGAAGAGGACACTGAGTCTTGACCGCTATTTGCTTGGGATCGGGCTTTGTCGGCTTGCTCTTGTTCGGCCGTACGCTGTTGTTTTTGTTGCTCTAACTTTTTCTTTTGTCCGCATTGTCCGGCTACCGGGTTTTCTTGCTTTTCGGCATACAACAAATGAGTAACGGCTTCTAGAGAACTTGCTGAAAATCCGTCAATGTTTACCCTCATCATAAAGCCCTCATACCAAAAACCTCTTTCGACGAACCTGATTGGGGATTACCTGGACCCTTCTCTAATGCCGGGCCAGACAACATTTCTGGTTCGTTATCCTTCTGTTTTCCAAGGTCTCCCTTCACACCGGTCCCGGAAATAAGCAACTGTCCCCATCCTTTATTTTTGGGGGTCCCTGTGTGATAGTTTTCGGGATTCTCTTTAGCTGGGGATTGCCCAGTTTCAAACTGTTTCTGCCAGTCGAGCTCTTCAAAAGATGCGGAAGAAGCAGATTTTTTGCTGGAGGACATAAATGACTCGGCGAAAAGAGCGACCACCTCATCAGCAACTTTCTCAGAATACCCCATTGATTGCAACATCTCTGAATACTTACTCTGTCCGCAGGCCGAAAGTGCGATTGCTTTGGCTTGCTGGGGATTTGATACGACCCTGCCGCTTTTGCCTGAATGGAGTTCACCCTTAGCAAAACGTTTCATCTCGGAACCAACACAGTCTTTGCCCTTACGTACCGGCATCGGTTTCCTCTTTTCTTGAGCTAGACGGAAAGGATATGCTTCCAGGTTTTACCAAATAAGCCAGGAAGGTGGTGACTAATCCTGTAGCTTGAGTGAAACCTTGGGACCATGCCTGAGAACAATCGTTCTTACCTTTGGTTTCACAAACTGCAATCGAAGCTGCAGAAAGAGCTATGGCATAAGCATACCCGATAATGAGACCTTGAATGACAAGTTTCTCCATACCGAGACCAGGTTTTCGGGTGACCATATCTCTACCATGTGTCTACTAAGTTCTACCCTCAAGGTGATCAATCCACTCCCTTAGCTCGGTAACTTGGTGGGATAGTTTTGTCACGATTGACAGTGACTCAACTAGGAACTCTTCGAGTTCCTCTCGGCTCAAATCTTGCAACCGCTGCTTAATCGACAGGATACGAAATTCCTTTTCAATGGATAGTGGTTTTAGGTGAAACTCATCGCTCGATTCCATGCGCCACACTTTGTAGTTCGTAAAACTTATCAGCTGCCCACTCGTTTTCTTCTTCGTTAATAGAGTTTTCATCAATATAGCGCATCAACATTGACATCTCGGGGTCGCTGAGAGTTTTAATTTGCGAGATCAACTCAGAAGACAACAGTGTAGCCTCATGTTCATTGGAGTTATAAACAAACTCCGGAGTTACCCAGTCTTCTGGAGAGCTATCATAAGAAACATGGTAGTTATTTGCAGACATCTCGCAATGAAGAACTTTGGTCTCATCGAGACCCAGTATTTGCGCAATTTCGCCGTATGTTTTTCCTTCCGAGACTAGATCTGACACCTGGTTTTTGTAGTTCACTATCCATCTGGGAGTTCTGACCATGCGGGAGTAGTCTCTTAGGGCATGTTGTATGTACCCTCGTGACGTATTCCAAGCATATGTTGAGTACTTCACACCCATTTCGGGTTTATACCGTGTTGCTGCGACACATAGGGCGAAGTTTGCTATAGACTCTAGGTCTTCGCGTGTTAGGGATCCAGTGTGCCCCCCCGTCAAGCATTTAGCGCCGTGGGCCAGTCTGCCTGCAATCCACTGATGATCCTCTACAAGTTTTTGCTGCTCTGTTGTCAGTTTGGGGTACTTCTTATGGCGACGGCGTGCCATATCAGGACTCACACGATGAGCATACTTCATAGACTGTGTCAATGACATTGTGTTTATGTGCTACATACTCAGTATAGCCACCGATGTGCTTCTTGTAAATCCACACTTGGGGAACTGTTTTCCACTCAGGGTTCCAGTACCCCCTTTCCTCTGCCTCAACTTTGGTAATCTCCTTATAGTCCAACCCGTCTGCTTTCAGGGCGTTTTTCAACTTGTCGCACCACGGGCAATCATCTTTTGTGACTACCAGCGCGGGTACAATCTTGCGATTCGTCAGGAGTGACGACGACTTAAGATAGTACAGGGACTTCAACCCCATCTTCCACGCCGACAGATGCAGTTGCATAATGTACGCAGCGGAGGCGGTGGGGTCCACAAATAGGTTAAGCGACTGACCCTGGCAAATAAACTGTTGGCGATCTGCTGCCTGTTTCACCAACTCAAACTGGTCTATCTCTCGGGCAGTTTTGAAGATTTCTTTCTCATGGTCAGTCAGACAATCCAACTCTTGCACACTGCCTTTCGCCTCACGGATCTCATCCCAGACGGAGGCACTTACCCCCTTGTCGCAAAGGATTTTCTCAAGGATGGGGTTTTTACGCACGTAGGTACCTTTTGCTTGCTTTGCGGCGTAGAAGTTTGACTCTGAGGGTTCGATTCCCTGGGAGAAGGCACCGGAGATGACAGAGTTCGTACGAGTGGGAGCCACAGCGAGAAGGTGAGTATGGCGTAGGCCAGAGCCAACACACCATTCCGGTTCACCACATCTAACAGCAAGCTCACGGGACGCTCTCTCTGCTTCTTGTCGGATGAATTGGTGAGTTTCAATGTTCAGGCTCCGTGACTCGGCAGAGGCAAAGGGTAACCCTCGTTTCTGATATAGCGTGTGTAGACCCATAGTCCCGAGTCCAAGTGCTCTAGACTTCTTAGCAAACCTAACAGCACGACCAAGTCCAACGAGATTTTCTGCTTTTCGTATAAACTCAGTGACAACCGCATCCAGAAGGTGGATCGCAATCTCGGGTGCTGATCGTCCGGAGACGGGAGACCGCCAGTCTTTCCATTCGTCATAGCGAGCAAGATTCATCGATGAGAGCACACAGACGAATGAGTGGTGCTCGTCGGTGTGGAGGAAGATTTCTGAGCATAAGTTGCTAGTTTTGACAGAGAGTCCTCTTTTAACATAGCAGTCCGGGTTTTGTGCGTTGG